ATTCTGCTGCTGGTCAGTCGTGGGATTGCGGGGCTTGGAAGCGCCGCGAGGCTTAAACACGTCCATGTTAGTCTCCTTACATCGGTGACGGTGCACCGCCAGGTGGCATACCCGGTGGCATTGCGGGAGGCCCGCCCGCCGGGGCACCGCCCGGCGCAGCAGCGGGAGGCTGCGGACCCATGAGACCAAGGTTCGGGGGGCCGCCAGCAATCGCGCGCGATACCGGAGAGCCGCCGCCCGCCTGGGGCAAGTTCTGAAGGAGCTGAAGGATTTCGGCGCTCTGAAGCTCATTGGTCTTCTGCTTCTTGGGGCCGAGAACGGAAGAAAGCTTGGAAAGCGCGGACATCAGGCTCTGACCCTCAGGGGTCTCAGAACCAATGGCCGGGAGGGACTGTTCGATCAGATCAAGAGCCATGCTCACATTGATCATCGCTGCTTCCCGTTGTCCGGCCTTGGGTTCCGGCGTTGACATGGGGGAAGGCATGGGAGGAGGCGTCATAGCCGGACCAGCCCCAGGAGGCGGTGCGCCGTCCTGTTGGCTTTGCATCAGAGCCATAATGTCCTGGTCTGCCATGTGGTTTACCTCAATTCACACATAGTTGCCGTAGAATACGGACAAATGTCAAGGGAGGGGTATTTTTCAAGTTCCGCCCACTCCTCGGAACGACTCATAGTCGCTAAACGGGGCTAACCCGTTTATTAGTTAGCGACGAGCCTTACGACCCTTACGACGCATGTGCGCCTCCATAGTTAGAGGGGTGGATGGTGAATAATGAGCGCCCGCTATCGCGGGAACCCATTAGCGCTTTGCCTTGCGACCCTTGCGACGCATTCGCGCCTCCTGCTGCTGGTGTGGTCGTCCCCATAACTCTTTACTTCCGGCGGCTACGACGAGACCGCTTAACGGACTTGTACATCACAATCTCCTCATAGGTCTATCAGGGCGCGTCACAGGACGGCCCGTCAAATTCCTAACATTAGAGACGCGGTATTGCATAGTGGCGGGCTTTTCAGCCATCGCCACGTCACGGCCAGTGGCGCGCGGCTGATCCCCAACGGTAACTTGGCCTTGTCTAGCCATTGGCCTTTTTCCCCTGTGGAGGAGGCGCGGGAGGCTGAAGGGCTTTCATCTGTTCCGCTTTCTTCAGCTTTTCCTTGAGCATCTGCTTCATCGGTGGATCGAGCATATCGATCAAAGACTCCTTGTCAATAGCCTGCGCCTTAAAGAGGTTGAAGGCCAGAGACCTGAGGTCTTCCATAAAGATCGGGCTGTTTGAGTGGGCGTCCACTTTCACTACAAAATTTCGAGTGAACTGTTCGGCAATAAACTTCTTGCCGTCAATGTCCTGGAAATGCGTGGGATCGTAAGCCTGCATCAGCTTGAGGTAGAGGGTCGCCAGCTTTTCAAGTGAACCTTCGACGATGAGAGCGCGTTTCTTGGCGCGGGACGATCCAAGGCGGGCGAGCTGCGATGCGTGACCGGCGGAACGAACCCCCTGCTCGCCACGGCCCGACAGAACCTCCGAAATGCCTGACGCCTCGGCGAACATCGCGTCGATTTCGCGAAGCTGCTCGTAAAGGCTTTGCGGAAGGTCAGGCGCAAGGCGCTCAACCTTGGTGTTGGGCATATCGGTCGCCAGAAGGCCGCCAGCGCGGTTCAAGGCAAAGTTCTTCTCGTCCAGAATACCCGTAAAGCCCGTGAGGGCGGTCGGCGGGTTCACTTGCTTGGAAAGAAGATCGAGAATTTCATTCATGCGCTTGTTGCGCATTTCCTGAAGGAACATCAGGCGTGAAACTTCCGATTGGCCCCAATAGTAATCGGGCATCGGGTTCGGCGCGACCTGAATGAAGGGGCTTTCCCCCTTGAGGAACATCTTCTCGTTTTCACGGTCGTAGATGATCACGTCTGGGTCGGCGCGGGTCACAACTTGATAATCGTGCGTCTCATTGTTCCAGACGTACAGCTCCGTCATCTCGATGGTGTCTTCCTCAACCTCCGGTTTCATACGGTTCTGGCCGTAGAGGTTCAGATTGACGTTGCCGTACATGGTCGGGTCAACCTGGCTCAGGATGATGCGGTCTACTCCGTTAGGAGTATAGGGCTCAACGTGACCGGAGCTTATGACGCGCTGGACAATGCTCTCGCGCTTGGGATGCGCGTAAAGCCGAGCATATAGGTCGGATTTAGTAATGTAGTAGGTCTGGACGAAAGCTTCCTGCCGGTCGAGGTAGGGTATGTCTTCCCTGAGGACGCCAAAGTTATTTGGGTCAATAAAGTAGGGATGGATCGAGTTGTTGGACATCACCAGCTTGATGAAACCAGAATTGTAGACCATCGCCCAGGTCAGGGCAGTGTTGAAGACCTGATCGGCGTTCGAGTTGTTCCACTCGTCGTTCAGTGCCTGTTCAAGGCGCGGAATGTAGCGGTATTGGTCTTCGTGGGCCGACGCGCCAAGGTTGATCGAGAAGCGCGTGGTGTCCGCCGAGTAGAGGAAGCTGACGAGCTGGTCGATGTGCGGAAAAATCTTGTTGTACTGCGCCGGGCTTTCTTCAGGCGCGGACCCAAAGAGGTAGTAGGACTTCAGAGCGGCATAATCCGCCCGGCGGCTCTCGCGAGACACCAGGCATTTGCGGATCAGGTCTTGGTAGAAGAACTCCCGCTCTTCAGCGTCCTTTGGAATGATCATTTGTCAAGCTTCAGGTTGTCGTGGTCAGCAACGTAGCTGGCCGCCATTGGTCCGCGCGTGATATTAGCATCCTTGGGCGAAAAGCCAACCTGTTCCCCGGCGACGGGCTTGATCATGCCGCCGAGCATTCCGGCCATGTTAAATTTCCCCGCATCGCCCCAGATAACGCCGCTTCCGGGCCCCTGTTCGGGCGGCGCCTGAACCGGCGGAGCGTTGTTACGGGTCAGATAGCCGTCCTGGGCCTCTCCCTCCCGCGTGGACTTGATATTTGTCATGTTAAAGTCGGCGGCGAGCTGTTTGATGTTCTGATCGTTGCGCTTGGAGCGCCCGCCCTTCACCGAGTCCCGCATGGTGGGGGCTCTCAGGATAACCTGGGCCACGTCCTCGCATCCTTCGTGGCACATGGGCTCCCAAGCGGTGAAGTAGCCGTGCCGTGGGCATTTGTAGTCGCGCAAAATAGCCATGTTGTCCCCTATCGCTTCATTTGCTCATCGAAACCGGGCTGAGAGTAGTCCGATTTGTTCCTGACGCCGACCTTGAGGCCAATTTTCCCGCCGTCAACGGTCAACTTCATACTTTTTGCTAATCTGGGGCGGGGTTCCTGCCGGTAGATCAGCCTGCGTTTGTTTCCCTTATCATAGACCATGACGACATCGCCACGGGTCATACGCTCCAGCGCACGGCTCACGGCGATCTGTGTGTGTTCGGTCATATCCGTATCTTTGACGTAGAAAACCCTTGTCAGGAGCGACACGCTGAGGCCGCAGAGTTCGGCGAACATCCTGATGCTCAGTGTCTTGTCGGTGTCTTTCCAGAACCGATCCATCTGGCGGTAAATTTCCGCCTTGCTCATAATTTTCATCATTGCCCATACATTCCCAGCCGCTTGAGATAAGTGGACACGTTTCTGCCGACCGTCAATTCTTCCGGCGTGATGAGTTCTTGCGAATGAGAAACTTGACGGGTCAGGCGCTCCATTAATAACCTTGGCTGTAACTGCTCTGCATAAGCCGCACAGGCCAACGCCATCGCAATCACGCGGTCGTCCTTGCCGCGGCCCGGCGCGTGGATGGACCCGCCCTCGCGGACGATGCCTTTCATTTCCTCAAGGGTGTCCATCGAAACGACGTTCATCATCTGCCGCTCAAAATAGTCCTTGGTGTAATTCATCATGCGCTCTTTCGAGCCCTGCGTGGTCAGCCAGCCGATAGAATTCGAGATGCCGCCAAGCGTGTCGTTCTTGCGCCAGATGTAATTGGTCATCGAACCCAGAACGTGCATGAGGCCCTTGCCGGTCGCCCCGCCGAGAGAGACGGCCTGCCGCTTCAGGTTTCTGAGTTCGTTGATGACTGCTTGGCCGGGGCCGTTAACTTCCAGATTGAGCGTAGAATTCTTATACGCTCCCGCAAGGTGGGCGATGACCCATGCAAACTGATAAGTATTAAGTTCAGATGTTGCAAACTCTGCGACTTGGTCGAGACCGTCAGCGTAGCATCTGAAGACTTGGATGCAGAACCGATCTGCCCAATCGCTACTCCCATAGGCGGGGTCGGCACCGATAACGTAATAAGCTGTGTCAATGGGTTCCTCCCAAATTTTCAGGGTTGCGAGCCTGTCGGAGCTTTTGAGGACTTCGGTGTCCTGAAAGTTTGATCCAAAGGAATATCGGTAGGCGTCAAACTTCTTGTTCTTGGCGACGCGAGCGGCCTCCGAGCATCTGGAGTTTGAAAAGAAGGACGTACCGGTCATCACGAAGGCATAGTCCTCCGTGGGCGGGAATTCCTGATACATGAGCGCGTCGTCCTTAATGCCCTCATGCAGCTTCCACCGCCACCATGCGATCTGCCGCGAGTTGATCTCAAAGCCGTAGAGCTTCTTGATGTCGCGGTTCCATTCTTTCTCTTCGCCAGTCAGCCGCCCGTCCCAATATGTTTTGTAGACGGATGAGTTCGGGTCAGCCGAG